TTCTATTTTAGCTGACCCTGACATCATCGGGTTAAGTGGTGGTGACGCACCGTTGAGTGACCCACAGATTGACGCTTTAGGAGCAACTGCTAGTGATAACTTAGATGTTTACGAAGGAGGAGGAGCATAACAAATGGCTACATTTAGTAAAAGAATACAACTTAGAAGGGATACCCCTAGTAATTGGTCGTCTACCAACCCCGTACTTTTAGAAGGGGAGATAGGTCTTGAATTGGATAGCAGTCGTAACAGGATGAAGATCGGAAACGGGACGGATGCTTGGAATGATTTACCGTACTTCTTAGACGCACACGAGGAGGATGTTGGTGATTATCAAGACTTTATAGATGGATTAAATACACCGTAGAGCAATGAGCAGTTTACTTACACAGTTAGGTCAGAAGGTTAAAGCCAAGCTTGATAACAAGTTTGATAAGTCCGGAGGCTTGATTAGTGGTTCGGTAAATATATCACAATCTCTGCAAATTGGATCATATCTTACATCAAGTTTACCAGAAGCAGGTACATCAGGACGTATCATTTATGTCACGGATGGAGATGGTAGTGGTGGTCCTTGTATAGCTGTTGACGATGGAACAGCGTGGAAAATCGTAGAGCTTGGCGGTGCGGTACCTACTGCTACTCATATACTTGCAGAAGATGGAGACAGCTTAACGACTGAGGCTGGAGCTATTTTAATCACCGAGCCAGCTTGACAGTTATTAGCTGTCCTTATACTCTTTCTAAACACAACTAACCCACAACAAAGGATTATATATTATGTCTAGTTTGCTTACCCAATTGGGTCAAAAAACAAAAGTAGAGCTTGATAAGAAGCTCGCCCTCGCAGGTGGAACAATGACTGGGGCTTTGACCCTTTCAGGTGCTCCTACTGCTGACCTTCACGCCGCTACCAAAGCATACGTTGATTCAGTATCTTCAACTGCTTCTGGTCTTCAAACTGAACTTGACGCTACTCAAGCTGGTGCTGGTTTAGGTGCTAACGGTGCTTACAGTGCTAACGGTTCTACCAACTATCTCGGTTCTGTAGCCAGCCTTAAAGCTGCTGACGAAGCTCTTGATACTCAGTTAAAGAGTGTTGCTGACGCTGTTGCTTCTAACGACTCCGACATTTCTACCTTACAATCTAACGTAAGCAGCAATGACTCGGACATCAGCTCCCTTCAATCTGACGTTTCAGCTGCTCAGTCTGACATCACTACTCTTCAATCGAACGTTTCTTCGAATGATAGTGACATCTCTTCCTTGCAGTCCGACGTATCCGCTAACACTTCTGCTATCAGCAGCAACGACAGCGACATCTCTGCTCTGCAAACTCAAGCTGGTTCCCTCGCTTCTGACGGTAACTCCGCTTCTTTCAGCGGTGACATTTCGGCTGCTAATGCTGTATTCAGTGGTAACTTAACAGTACAAGGAACAACCACCTCCGTACAGACCACCAACATCGATGTTACTGACTCGTTGATGAATCTGTCTAAAGGTGCCGCTTCCGGTGCTAACGCTTCGAATGACGGTGGTTTCATCGTTGAGCGTGGTTCTTCCGAAAGCAATGTTGCTTTTATCTGGGACGAAGGAGACGACATGTTCAAGGTTCTTTCAACCTCTGCAACTGCTGCTTCCACCGACATCTCCGGAACGGACAGCTCTGCTGCTCGTGCTAAGTTTGACGGCGACCTCTACCACAACGGAACTGAATTAGGAACCGTTGCTGAGTTTGAAGCTGCTTTAAGCTAAGATTTAGCTCATCCATCATTAAGGGGCGGTTCTTCGGAGCCGCCTCTTTTTGTTTACAAAGATAACAACCACTAGTAATATAACATCATGCTAAGTCATAAAGAGGGAAGTAAACTGCACGATAAGATAGCAGGTGCGTACAGTCACAGCATAGATATGATGGAAGATACGGGGGAGTACAACGCTGCCCTACTCAATGGAGCTAGACAGTTCCTTAAAGATAACAATGTATTGATGGACAGCGGTGTTGGTACTCCTTTAGACGAACTGAATGCCAAGCTAATCCAGTTACCATTTGAAGAAGAAGAACATCGAGATACCGCCCAAGCTACGGGACTTTAGAAACTTTCTATACCTAGTCTGGAAACACCTTAACCTCCCTGATCCTACCCCGCTTCAATACGACATAGCGGAGTACTTGCAACACGGACCTAAGCGGTCTGTTATCATGGCGTTCCGGGGAGTAGGGAAGAGTTGGATAACATCAGCCTTTGTAGTACATCAGCTACTGCTGGACCCAGCTAAGAACATACTTGTTGTATCTGCATCTAAGAATAGATCGGATGACTTCTCTACATTTACCTTGCGAATCATTCAGGAGATTCCCATTTTACAAGGATTAAAGCCATCAGAGAACCAACGATTTAGTAAGATTGCTTTCGATGTAGGACCTGCTCCGGCGTCTCACGCACCCTCTGTTAAGTCCCTTGGTATATCTTCCCAGCTCACAGGTAGTCGTGCAGACATCATCGTAGCTGACGACGTAGAGGTAGCTAATAACAGTGCTACTCAAGGTATGAGGGATAAGCTGGATGAACAAGTAAAGGAGTTCGACGCTATCATTAAACCACTCGACTCCTCCCGTATCATCTTTCTTGGTACTCCTCAATGTGAGGACTCTATTTATAACAAACTGCGAGAGAGGGGCTACAAGAGCCGTATATGGCCTTCAGAGTATCCAGACGATACAGAGGCTACAAACAACTACGGAGGCGATTTAGCACCCCTTATAGCGGATAACATAGCTTCTGATACAGTAGGTACTTCTACAGAACCCTTACGGTTCACTGATCTGGACCTAGAAGAACGTAAGATGAGCTACGGTCGTACCGGGTACGCCTTACAGTTCATGTTGAATCCTAAGCTGTCTGATGCTGATCGATACCCATTAAAGATAAACGATCTGATTATATCTGATGTGGATGTAGACTTAGCTCCTGAGAAGATTGTGTGGTCATCTGACCCGGATAATACGGATCGTGAGCTACCAAATGTCGGATTAGCTGGGGATCGATTTAGGCGTCCCTCTTCAACTGTAGGAGATATGATACCGTATACAGGCTCTGTGTTATCTATTGACCCATCAGGGCGTGGTAAAGACGAGACAGGGTACGCTGTAGTAAAGATGCTTAATGGTCAGTTATATGTACCTGATGCTGGTGGTATAAAAGGTGGGTACGACGAAAGGACCCTTAAACAACTGGTAGCTATAGCAAAGGATAACAAAGTTAATATCGTTGTTATAGAGTCTAACTTTGGAGACGGTATGTTTATGGAGCTGATTAAACCGTTGTTTCGTACCACTTACCCAGTAACTATAGAAGAAGTACGACATAACAAACAAAAGGAGCTACGTATTGTTGATACCTTAGAACCTGTACTTAACTCTCATAGACTTGTTATAGACCCTTCCGTCATCAACAATGACTACAAGTCTGCTCTTAGCTACCCTATAGAACAACAAACCAGATATATGTTAATGTATCAGCTATCTAGGATAACAAGAGATAAAGGATCACTAGTACACGATGACCGTCTTGACGCCTTATCAATCGCTGTTGGTTATTGGGTACAGCAGATGGCTAGTGACGCTGACCAATCGATGGTTGATAGACAACAAGAACTACTTCATAAAGAACTACAAGACTTCACTGATAGCTTCTATAAGCGTAATAACAAAGCTTTAGCTAACCTCTGGATGTAGTCGCTATCGCTCCTACTTAATAACAAAGCTTTAGTTATCTATATATAAGGTGTTTCTCTATTTAGTTTAAATACATAAGTAGGTTCACTACGTTCTCATCGTTATTACTCACGTTGTTCGTTAATAACTCATATCGTTATAGCTATACCTTGTAATCCTAAAGTTAAAGTTTAGATTTACAACGTTTACCGTGTAAACACACCTATCCTTAAAAGACTTATTTAAAGATCACGTTATCAATAAGACCGTTTAGAGATGTTAGCGAAAGAACGAATGTATGAGCTAACTAAACAACGGATGTATTGATGTGATGGTAGCTGCTGTATTTGTAAAGGAACTCTATGTATCGAAGAGGAATAGGAACTACTACAACTAGCGTCAGCTAATGTAACCTCTTTTGTTGTTGTTGCTTATTGCTTATTAAGAATACCTATCGGTAAGAGACCTCTTAAACGTACGTCTATAACGACTATCTAAATCTCATTATTATACAATCTAGCAGCCGAAGGGAACATGTAAAGCATAAAAGTTAAAGATGTAGTAAATAACAGATGTACAGCTTGGTCGTCGATTTACCTATGAAAACGTCTCACCTTATGCTATAGTTACAACATCATGAATATCAACGAACAAACGGACACGCTACAGTACGAACTGGCAAAGCTGGTATATAGGTTCAAGAGCGAATACGATCTTAACGATTACACTATAGCCGGATGCTTAGACTTCTGTAAGCTGTCAGTACTCACAGATACAGATGATGTTATATTTGCAGGAGAACCTGACAACGCATTAGACATGCTTAATAACCCAGATTTAGCCGATGAAGAAGACACCGAAGACGACACCCAACCTCACTTCTAATTTACCAATCATCAAGATCGTCTCTGAAGAAGAAGAGATGCACGTAAAGATGGAATTGGAGATGGAAGATGAAACACACGATATGCTTGTTAAATGGGGCAAAGAGGTAGCATCCGATGAGGATTACATCAATATCGCCATATCAGACGGTATAAAGCATCTT